TGGGGCTTTTTCTCTCTCTCTCTCTCTCTCTCTCTCTCTCTTATAACGATATAGGGGTTGCGAGGGGGAGTTTTTTTTCGAGCTCGAGATCTTTCAAAAGTTACAGTCCAGGGGTCGATGAGGGAGGAAAAATCAAGGGCGATTCAAGGGGGTGGATTTCAACATTTCGAGCAAGGAAAAACACCCGGGCCTCAAGCCAAAAAACCGCCCAAGAACTTCCCATGTGAATCTTGATTTCGTCAAATTTCCACCGATCAGGAGTGAGGTATGGGCATAAAAAAACCCCCATCGATTTCCCGATGAGGGTCTAGTTTTAGACTTTTACTCGCGTAAACAAGTAAGGTAATTCTTTCACAAGGTTGATGACATTTGTGCGATTGTTCATCGCAATCATGATGTCTAAAAGTTCACTTTGAATATCAAAAAGTGCATCTTGGTCATGGACCATGTCACAAGAATATAGGTTGTATTGTTTCTCCAATTCAACCATCCGTTCAAGCAATCTTCCAAAGACAAAATTGTCGTTGTAGAAGTTGACTTCACTTTCTCTTTTGCGACCAATTTTGAATCCTTCTAGCCTTGCTTCTTGAAGAGCAAGTTGTTGCTTTCTTTCTTCCTTGTACTTGTTTGGTTCATCCAAGTATTGGAGACCAAGTTTGGTGATTTCAACACCATCTCGATTGTAAGTGATGAGGCCTCTAATTTTGTAAGATTTGAAGTTTGTATCGTAGTGGCCCCTCATATTAGGTGGTAGTTTAGGTAGTAACCCTTGCACCTCTAATGAAGCCATATGTCTAGCGATGTCGTGATGGATGTAAAGTACAGTACTCGTTGGTGCTCCATTTGCAATCATCTTCAACATCAAATCCGACTTCTTCTCTTCATTCGTGCCGTTCAAGATTGCAATCATTTTCATGGTTGTTTTCTTTCCCTTCAAGCCTTGCTCGTTCATCACTTTCAAGTAAGTGAATAATAATTCAATCGTTTTCATAACAATAAAAGATTTGTGCCCCTCATAGGAGGAGCGGTTGGATTTAGTTGTGCCCACATGTCAAAGAACGTGACCGCCGAAGCGATACCCTAATATAGCACCTTATAACTAATTATGCAACTCATATCCTTGCTCTTAATCTTGAAGCACCGCCCATGTAAATCTTGAACTTCATCGGCCAGGGGTCGCCCCTATATAAAATCCTAGTGTTTATAGGGGTTAGCGAATCGCCCAACAAGATCTTGTCATCCATTTTTGAGCATAAAAAAACCCCCGCCGATGGCGAGGGTTAATTGCTAGTGCCTCCGTACTACGGAGAATGCATCGAGGATAGCGTATCCTTCATTCGATTGAGCCGATGTGAGTAAGTCTTGATATTCACATAAGAACTCATCTAAACTCAATTCACATTCATAGCATCCATCAATCCGGTGTTTGTCCTTGATGATTTCATCTAGGTCATCCATGTACCTTCTTGCTTTCTCGTGAAGGATATCATCTAACACTTCATCGAGGTTCACCATAATGAACCCCCACATTGCATCTTTTTCTTTCTTTGTCATAACTACTTTCTTTTGAAGATTTGTATCACCTCCCCTACTTCAATAAGTAAGGGCGCGAGGATTAGGATCAGGACTAGGCACATCATAAATTCATGCCCGTTTTGAGTTCTTGCTCTAATTGAATGTTAGCAAGTTCCATGGTATCACAATCGAACTCAACTCGATGGCCTAGCGCATCAAACTTCTCCCCCATCGGTCGTACATCAAACATGATTTCAAGGTCATGGATGTTTTTGCCTAATTCAAGGGAGTGGATGAACGCTTGAAATAAGATGAAGTCATTATCCGGTTTCATACCTAAACGAACTCCCCTCAAATCTTTTGCATCCAACGCGTGCATGCCGTAGTCGATTTGTGTCGGGGACCGCTCAATGTCCAACAAAGTCTTAAGGGTCATTCGGCGTTCTAATCGCTTCAAAACTCCTATCAAGTAGTTGTCTTTTTCTCCTAGTTCACAAAAGAAAGTGAGGTTGTCACTAGCCGCTCCGTTGACTTGGTCAACATCCAAAGCTTTGGCACAATCCAGGAATTCATTGAGAAGATTTTCGGCCTCATTTAGGATGTTCAAATCAACATAGAATGCTTCATTGAACTCCCTATTGATTAGGTCATCAATTGTCTCAAATCCTTTGTCGGATAGTTTCATTGACTTCACAATCTCTTTTGCGATTTCCGCTACCACATGTTGGTAGGTTTCGAGTGATGATTCAATCATCGTTGACAAATTTAAATGTCTCATAATAAATAAAGATTTAGCCCATGAAGGAGACCCCTTCATAGGTGGTTAGAAAAATGCCCATATGTCAAAGAACATCGTACCGATTGGTACACCATTAAGATAGCATACCTAGGATAAAAGACAAAGAAAAAACAAGGACAATTACCCAAGGAGAATTGAAATGGGTAAACGACTAATAATCAACACAATAAGGCCTGGTACCTAAATACAGTCTAGAAGTAAGGATAGGTAAACATGTGGTATCTATTTAGTTAACATGATGAGCGTACGAAATCCGGGGGGTGGATTGTCAACCATCTAGGGTTGCGAACGCGAGTCGCGCAATTGTCTCGTTAGCAATCGATTAGGTCTTGATGTTTAACTTGATGGTGTAGGTATGTGGGTTTAGTTCCCTGATCTTGAGGAGGTTGAGGTAAAACGCCAAATGTTTTTCGGATTTGGTTGGTCCGGGTTGGGGGGTGGGTTTGGATTATCGTTTTGGTTCTCTCTCGCTCACGCTGTCATATAGCGTATAATCCCCACGCTCTATATTTCCAGGTTGTTTTTTTGGCTTAAAGTGATCCTTTAACTTTGTGGTGTAACTCATTGGTTTTCAAGGGTTTTCCCTCCTTGTGTTAAACTGTTCCTTTAGGTTTTATGGGGCAGTTGCCTTTAAACTTTGTCTCATTTGGGACTTGATTTAATCAAAAATAAGTTGTAACTTTGCTTATCTTCTAGATCGAGAGATAGGCGGTTTGCCTTTGAGGGGCAACCGCATACATCAAGAATGTAGATTGCAATCTTGATTTGAAGTTGAATTAGGGGATACTATGTCTAATTTTTAATGGGGGGTTAATCATGTGTGATTGCACGGATCAGGAGCAATGCTACTGTGAGTTCTGGGATGATGTTGAGTCTGGAGACTTGATATTGTTTGTTTGAACTGTTCTTAATTGGTTATTGGTTATTTCGTAGAGTGGAGCTTGAACGGTAAGTTCTGATCCATCGTCTCTTTTTCTTTTTGCTCCTATGGGGAAGTATTTTGCTTTTTCCAGGAATTCGGATTTGAATATCCATCCGCACAAGGTGTAGGTAGAGGTCTTCTTGTTTATGGAGGTGAACATGAGGATATCGCAATCTAGATCTTCTTGGTATCCTACGAAGTTGTTTACATAGTGAGGCTTGGGATCAACTGTTCTTCCCATGGTCTTAACGTCGATCTTATACCCTTTGTAAAGGAGGTCATAGCCTCCGTCAAATCCCTCTATGAATTCTACGGGGAGTTCAAGAATAAGAGCGGTCATGTATTCCCCTAACAATCCGATGTACTGATCCTCCTTACTTCCGTTGAAGGAATGCCTATGGCCTAGGCTGTGGTTTTTGAGGATGTCCCAACAAAATTCTTTTAGGGACTGTGGAATCTCTAGTGAGGTCATAGCTCGTTGTAAAAGCGTTGAACCATCAACCTTCCCTTTTGAGAGAGGGCATAGCGCACACGATAGTTAAACTTGGTCTCACTATGAAACATCTGATCCGCCGGGTCCTTCTTTGAAGTGAGTTTGTCAAAGTGCTTATAGATATAGCCGCGACGCTGAAGTGGGTACAACACCTTGATGGGGAGTTGCTTCTTTGACTGCTCATACGCCTGGCATATATAATCGATGGTAAAGAACTCAAGGTCGTAAATAAAGAGCATGAAGTCTAACTCCGGGCGGGCAAGCCCATACTTCTCCCTCATCTTACGGTAGACCAAAGAAGAATTCTTGAAGCCATTATGACCCAAGTAGCGATCAGGGAGCCTACTAAACTCCCGAAATTTCTTCGAACTCGATATATGGCTCCTTGGCATAACCCTCGTATTTCTTTTCTAATGATCGATACATACGTATAACCTCACCCTTCGTGTAAAAGAACAATGGGTCACAATCATCCCCAATACTGTTACTGATGCGGTTGACACACATCTCATAGATATCAGCATACTCCAACCGGTCCCTAGAATAACGCATGTTCGTCTCATGAGCGCGCCAAGCATGCAGGATGGTAGCGTGGTTACACCCGATGACATGGCCCGCATCACTGCATCCCAAGAAAGGCTTTAACGCATTTATATATGCATACTTGTAAATGATGTTCCTACGCTCACGACTTTGAGTAACCTCAAACTCCTGAACGAAATTCCTATAGTCGTAAAGAACCTCTACACTCTTATTCATTAAAATAATATATTTGCTATAGCGACTAAACTACAAGAAAATGGAGGAGAATCAAAGTAGTAAACAAGAATTTTTAGAACTGTGCAACGACATACTCTCCTCCCTGCGCGCAACCGCAGAACTTTTAGAATTACAAGATGAAGTGGTGTTCATTGCCATGGCCGGAGTATACAATAAAGAAAATAACCAGATAGAAGCCATCTACGACGCACTAGCACCCTCCGATGAAGTGATGGTCACAGGACTGGACTTCCTCGACAACATGATCGCTGAAGAAATTAAAAACAGACCCGATGAAGGGACCATCGACTGGTGGATAGATAGAATAAATTAAATAAAATGATCAGAAAGATTATCGTAGGCGTAAACCCAAAAGACGCCATGGCATACTATACAGGAATGTCTATAGGGAAGATGACCATCGACAATATCGTTGTTGATGAAAAGTATTTAATAAAACACAATATTAGAAGATATTTAATATATTTAACAT